TGCGTCGATTGAGATTGCCATCGGGCGTCTCGGAAGGTTTATCAGTTACAAGCTCGGGAGGGGCAGAGGCTGCCGCCGTAGCAACAGCCTCAAGTTCCCGTGCTCGCCTAAAAGCGAACAACCCCATCGTCAGGAGGCAGCAGCCTTGAAGATGGCGTAGCTCAGCACAATCGCTTCACCCAACGAACCAGCCGAAGCATTGCTAACGGTGATTGCGAAGGATCCAGCGGCGATGCTGTTTGCTTGCACCAGGTAAGAACCAGCGGTGCCAGCAGAGCTGTGGTTCACCAGAACGATGTCGCTTGCGGCGACTTCGCTACAGGTCACCGTAAAGGAGACCTCAGCACCAGCTGCAAGAGCAGCATCGTGCATGGTGATCTGACCGCAAACCTTGTTCAGGGTTACGCCAGTGGACTTGCTGGTTGCTTGGGTTACGGCGCCGCCAGAGACGTAGCCGATTGCCTTACCAGCAGAAACCTCGAAAGAAGATGCCATGGTTAGTTCCTCCTATCAGTCAAAGTTGGAGGTATTCGTGGCACGAACGATGCCGAGGTTCTTCAGCTCATAAACCTTGCTCCAGTTGGAGACGGTCTCAAGCTGAGCACGGGTGGGGTTAACCGTAGTCACCGCCCACTTCGAGCCAACAGGGTGGTAGCAATAGTGCAGGTCGATCGACATGGCATCGCTCTTGGCGAGGATGTCACGATCGGTCTCTGTCTGCATTGCCATTTGCTCGCCGCTAGCCACAGCGCCTTCGGTGAAGAAGTACGTTGCGTATTCGGACGAAGCACCGCTGCCCTCGGTTTGCACGTCATCAGAAACGATGACCCGCAGACCCATGTAGGTCGGGACAGTGGGGTTGCCGAAAGCAGCGACCATCGAACCACCGGATTGGGTGGTGCTGGTGCCGCGAGCATCGGCAGTGCTCACATAGTCGATCGCACGGCGCTCGACAAGGTCGTAATAGACCTTGGAGTGCATACAAACGGCAGCCAGCTTGTCGCCTTGATCGCCCAGCAGGGAGCGAGCTTCAGCAACGTGGGCGTGGGCTGAGCACGGTGGGGTGTCACCAGACTCGCCATCAATGGTCAGACCAAAGAAGGCAGCGGAAGAGCTGGTGGTGCCCAGGGTGCCGAACACACCCTTGAGGCAGGACAGCAGATCCTTCTGACGCTGGTTGGCAACGTAGTCAGCAACCTTGGCACCGATAGCAGCCATCGGATCGCTACCAGCTGCAAGTGCAGCAAGGTCACGAGCCTCAAAGGCGCGACCACGGTGAAGAATGACGCCAACCTGCTTGTCAGCAGTGATTTTGCCGGGGGTCAGAGAAGAACTGTCAGACAGCACTTCAAAGTCACCAGACAGGTTTGCCTTCCAAAAAGGCACATTGATGAAGTCACCGCCCTCGGTGGCATTCAGCTCAGCCATCGGGCGCACAACACCGCTAGCCAGGAAGGCATCGCGCTGAGTGGTCTGCTCAATGACGTAAGGCGTAAATACCTCAGGAACGATGATGTCCGACCGGAGAGTCGCCATCGTTTAAGTCCAAAAGTGTTTTTACAGAACGGGCGCAGCCCTAATACCAGCGCAGCCGGTTTGCTGGAAGTTTAACGTGCTGCTTGTGCTTTCAGCCTTTCGTATAAATCACGGTCAGTCTTAAACAGTCGTGATTGTTCGGTCAGGTTGTAACTCTCAGGAAGGAACGGATTAGCAACGCCAGCGGGGATCTCGCCGGAGCTGCGTCCGATAGGTGCGCCGCTGCCCTGGGGCTTCGGCTGCTTCTGCATCCAAGTAGGCAGAGTCTTCGCCCATTCCTGGACCGGAGTGCGCTGATAGCCATCAACGACTACAACCGTGCCATCGGGCTCGCGCTCGATCTGATCCGGCGACAGCTTCGTCTTCATAATCAGATCAGGATCATGCACGATGTCTGCTAAGGCGCTAACAGCAGGCGTCAGCAGCTCAAGCTCTCGAACACGCTGCTCTAGCTCTGCGATGCGCTTGTCCTTCTCCGCCGTCGCCTCACGGAACTGCTGCTCCAGAGCCTGCCTCGCTTCGGAGTATTTCCCCTGGGATTCGAGTTCCTGCTGTTCGGCTTGTCTTTTGAACTGAATCAGTTCTTCGATGTCAACGCCATCAGGAACTGCCTTTGCTCGATCAACTGCTTTTTTGTATTCGTCGAGCAGTTGAGCGTTCTTCTTGTCCATTGCTTCTAGCCGCTTTTGCAGCGAAGCAATCTCTTGTTCGGCTCCAGGTGCCGCAGGCTCCTGAGCTTGAATCTCGTCAGACATAAAACCCGCAGGGTTTATTGGCGGACCTAGATTAGTGGTTGGTAACTAGGGATGTCAAAACGGGAATGGAACACGCCAGTGCGTGAACCTTGGAATCCCCTGATTTATCAATGCCTGAAGGCGATAGACCGCCATATGGCTGAATACCTTGCAACCGGCGATTGTTGGCACGCAGCCAAGGCTCAGGATCTGCGCTGGTATGTCGCGGAGCTGAAAACCTGGATACATGATCAGGAAGCTACCACTTAACCTTGTCAGCCCAATATGCGGGGGACATCTTGCCTTTAGCGATGTTCTTGGCGTGCCTCGCCTTAAACGATGCCCTTCTGGCTTTGTCCGCTGCTGATTCTCCTTTTCGTGCTGGTGAGCCTGACACGCCCTGCTGACCGAACCTGATCAGCCGTACCTTGTCACCTTCCTTGACAAGGACAGCGTGCGAGTTTCTCGGATGCTTAGGCGTCCGCTTCGGCTTGTTGTAGCCGTCGAACTGCTCACCGCGATAGGTAATCATTTCCGCTTCGGTGCTGCTGATAGCTCGGACCGCTTCTTCAGGACAGGGTTGCCGGTGCTTTCGGACTTGATCGCAACGACCGGATCATCAGCAGTGCCAAGCCTGGTAACAGTGCCGCCTGTTGGTCCCTTAATCGAATGGCTGCCAGCTCCGGGGGTGCTGGTTACAACGCCGTAGGTCCTGGTGCCCTGGTACATCCAGCTGACACGATCACCGCGTTTCATTTCCTGCCTCCCTTTCTCTTGACGCCTGCTTCACGCAGCGCGATTGCTACCGCCTGCTTGCGGCTTTTTACCTTGGGTCCCTTTCCCGGTCCCGGCTTGCCGCTTTTTAGCTTCCCCACCTTGTACTCCTCCATTACCTTTCCGATCTTCTTTTGCTGCCTTTTGGTCGCCTTTGCCATTGATCGGCTCCACTTGCCCTAATGCTAAGCCGAACTTATTGCGCCATTGCAGGGTGCCGTCTTCAAGCTTGACCTGCCTGGCTAACACTTGCTCGCCGTTGAGGTTAATCGCCTGGAACTCCTGGTTTGACATTGGGATACTTGCTAGCCAGTTGATCCAAGGTTAGTTCGGTCCCATCCTCACGGACAAAACGGCGGACAGCATCAGTCGGTCCATACTTCTTGGAGAGATAGTTGAAGTAAGGCGTCTTGCTGCCAAAGACCTTTTCCTTCTGCTCCGGGTTCGCTTGCAGCCATTCGCCGTAGGTCTGCCTAATCTCTAGCGTCCGCTTAGCGAAGCCTTTAACAAGCGGCACCCGCATCGAGCGGCAGTTGAAATGAACAGGAGGCTCTGGTCCTTCGCCCCAGTTGTAGACCTTGCCGTCGAGTGAGCGGCAGATCGGGGAGGTCCGGCTATCAAGGACAGCGGTGTAGCGATAACGCTTGGTTGCGTCGGGGTTCGCTAGGGCGACCTCCTGCATCGCCGCATCGTTGACCTGCGTGATGCTGCTGCGGACGATGGCGCGGATCTGGTTATTCGCACGAGCCGTGACCAATCCTCCCTGTTGAATCTGTTGATTAACAGTCCCGAGCCGTTCGCGGTTCAGCCTTCCCTTAAGCCTGCGGACGATGCTCTCCGTCGATTCGCCAGTCAGGAGACCATTCCGAACCGCCTGCGAGAACAGCTCTGCCTGTGCAGTGCCGATGTCCTCGAACGCCTTCCGCACGATCTGACCGTTCGGCAGGGTAAGAGTCACGCCATCAGCAACGGTTACGCGAGCAACTGTTCTGACAGCGCCTGGCAGTTGATCGCTTAAGGAAACGATCCCAAGCTGGGTTGGGTCAGAGGTGACGACCGCCTGAGCAAACTGCGGACTGATCTCGACCGTGCGAACAATCGTCGGAGCGCCGGGAGGCTGCAGATCCCGGAGCTGCTGAACCATGAAGTCGCTCTGCAGGACAGCTAAGCCCTGAAGCTCCTCGGTCATCAGCATCGTGCTATCGCCTGACCAAGTAGCTAGCGACTCCTTTAGCTGCGCGAGGATGGCGCGTAGGCGAGCTGCTGTCTGCGGCGCAGAACTAGGGTCTAGCGCTGCTAGCCGTTCGGTCGTGTCAAGGATGACGTCGTTGTAAGCCCTGACGATGCGACGAGCGACACCGTTGCTGTAGCGGTTTAAGTCAATCGCGTTGCGATAGAACTCAGCGTGTTGCGTCATGGCACGATCCCTATCTCTTCCGCTGGACAGGGAGTCATTACCAGGACATCAGCGCCAGCCCGCAAGCAGCGCTCGATTAGCTCGTGCAATACGAACTCGACGTGCTCGACATCCTCTTCTAGCTGCATCTCTTCAACCTCATATTCTTTGCCGTCACGAAACCAGGTGCAGCGGATGACAGCAAAGATGCGATCCGCTAGCGGCTTTTCGAGGACCGTGAGCTGTTGCTTGCGCGGCTTCGATGCGCCCATTGGAGTCCTCCGGTTGCCTCACTATGCCGGGATCTCTTCTGTATCTTCCGGCTCTGCTGACTCTTCTGGGATCGTGTTAACAGCGCGAGGTTCAGGCGGTGCCATCTCGACGTAACCACCTGCCTGAGTTGATTCCAGTTCCTCCTCGACATCAAACTCATCGCCCAGGAC